GTGCATTGAGTGCTGGCAATCCGTTATCTCTGTGCCGCGAACCGCAATTCTGGTCAGATCGCGAGCCATTAGTTTTGACGTTAAAAGCGATTGGTCAAACAGCATGTCAGCGCTCCCTGAACCGAGTGTTGCTGTGGCACTAGCGGTTGGTGTAATTGCTCTTGCATGGAAATTTAGAAATGCGTAAAGCCCGAAACCGTCGCGAACGCTGCGCTCAGATATTGAGCTGGCTCCAAGAAGAGTTTGATTTGCCAACCTTCCGATTCCAGTGGATGGAATCAATCGACTGGTACGAGGGCAAAGGCGAAATGACCTTGGGCCAGACGCTGGAGGTTCGCGGGAAATTGACGATCCAGATCAGCGAGGCGGGTTGCCGTACGAAATCGCAGGCAATTGAGACGACCATCCACGAAGCGGCTCATGTCAAATTGTGGGCAGAGGGCACAGGGCTTCTACACGGCGACAAGTTCTGGCGATGCTACGGCAGAATGGCCGATGCCTACGAGCACCACGGGTTCATGGATTCGCAGGCTTTTCCCTTCGATTGATTGCCCAAACCCAGCTTTCTCGAGCCCGGTCAATTCCAAAGCGAGTTTCCTCTTCGCTTATCAAACCCTGCCGGTAGGCTTCCTCGAGATAGTTCGCAGTGTCTTCGTATTCCTGCAGCAGTTCGTTGATTGGATCACCCTCGAATGGGTCGTCCTTGTTCAGCCCGCGTTCCTGACGACCCGCTATCCATTTAGCAGCGCGGCTTTTGTCGAAGTTGGTCATCGTCTTACCTTTTTTTTAGGGGAACAAGGGGAACATTCCTAGCGATTCTCAAAAGCCCCACCCCCGTGGAAACCAGGGGGCAGGGGCGGGGCTGCGAATCAATTGTTCAGAAGTCGTCAGGTCCGTCGCCATCCAACCCAAACGCGGAGTCAACTGAGTCTGGTTCAACGGGTGAGTCGGGCGTGATGTCACGCGCTTGCTCGAGTGCCTCCTGTGCGCTGATCGCCGAGGGTCGGCTGGTGGCCTGCGCGTTTGCTCTCATGTCGCTGACTTCTTCAGGCGTGTGCATTCCCATCGCGACTTCAGGTGCGACCGTTCGCGCAAAGAACGCGGCACTGCGGTAGCGAAGCATCAGGTCCGGCATGGTTTTCCACTTGCTGCCAGACTTCGTCGACCAGCCTTCGTCTTGCGCCATCTGCATCGAGACAGGTGGGCCTTCGACTACTTCGCCTGTCGACTTCTCGACCGCGTGTGCGGTGCATGTTTTTTTCATGCCTTCGCCCTCGACCCTGAATTGCAGAGATTCAAAGCGTCCACAGGCATTAATGCAGGCAATCAGGAATGTCGCTGACCAGCTCGGCTTGCCGTGGATAACGGCCATGTTCTGCATGACCATGAGCGGGTCAAATTGGGTGCGCTGTGCGAGGTTAACTGCGATCAGGCAGTTAGCGACTGACCCGGCAAATGCCTTTGGAGCTAGATCCGAGTTTGCCAGCGCAGTCGCCTGGCGTTGGTTGAGCGCAAAATTGCGCTCTTGGGTGGTAAGTGACATTTCTTCGGTGATAGGTGTCGGGAGCGATTCCGTCGTCACGCTGCGATCTCCTCATTCATGTGATAGTTAATGGCGTATTCGGGAAGGCGAACCTCCTCGATGCCGGTGTCGGGAAGCGGCCAATTGCCGCTCTCCATGCACGCTGAATACTGAGCGAGCAAGTTGGTGTATTCGTATCGGCCTTGTTCAATCGTGTCTTCGTCTAGGGTGTACGCAGAAACCTCGTATGGCGCGTCGGTCGCGACGACGAGGAACAGGTAGTGCTCGTAACTGTCGAGCAGGTTGATCGTGTCTAGGTAATAGGCGGCTGATCTGTGGTAGCCGAACTTGTTTACCGTTCGGGCGAACGCACTGGGATCGTTCGTTGTCTTCAGGTCGACGATCATGGACGCTCCCGAGAGCAGCATGTCTGGCCGGATCTTTCGCCTGCGCCCCTCCTGGTCTTCGGCAAAGACGCTCACCTCCACATCGTCCTGCACGTCGGCGATCAGCTTGCCAGTCGAGTGCAGCAAGACGTTCTTGCGGATCTGCTCACAAGCGTGCATTTGAGTTGCTGACAGCGGGGTCTTGCCGGCGTCATGCAGCGAAGCAACCGCTTCCTTGTAAGCTTTTGAATTGCGCCACCCACGCGGATACCCACCATGCTCAGGGTGTTGCGGGTCTTCGTCGTAAATCCTGCTGAACGAATTAGGCTCGAGAACCGCAGTGTGTACGGCAGTACCAAACTGCATTGCAGGTGTAGGTTGATTGATGGTTGTGCGACGTAGTTGGGCAAAAGCCGCAGAGCGTTTGAGCGCAGACAAGTCGCTCGCAGCGATCCCTGGGTCAGCTCGATAGGCGTCCATTTCGACGCCGTGATGGATTCCAGTTTTGAACATTTGATCCCTTTCGCACCGCCCGGCCTGACGTCCCGACAGACCGAGCGGCGCTAGGCGTTGAACATCAACGCACAAATTGAATGAGTTTCTGGCATTGTGGACATCGAAGTTTGCGTCCCTGCCAGCGATAGAATCGATGCAGGCGGAGCAGTTTGCAGAGCATCAGATCCACTCCAAACCAAGACCTTGGCAGTCTTCGCAGCCACCTGGCTCTCGAATCTCTGGCGGCGTCTCGTCATTAGGTCCACCAGCTCCGAAGCGAATGCCGTCGCCAGTGCCGTCGCACTCTTTGCAGGCGGGAGCGTTGGCTTCTGCAAGTGCGTACCCCAGCGCCTCTCGGCATTCACGGTGCGCCGAGCGGGATGACTCGAGTTCCTGCTCCAAGCGATCCAGCCGGTTAATCACTTTGTACTGCTTGTTACCGACTGAGCCAAGCAGTTCTTCTGTTTTTGCCAGCGCTTCCCTGAACAACGCGATGGTTTCGCATGTCCTGAAGTAGATCGTGACCTCGCAATGCGTACTGTCAGTGATTGCAATGTACGCGCCTAATTTATTAGACAGAACAGATGATCTGAATCTGAACGGCGGAATGTCTTCGGGAAAGTCGAGACGTCGTCTTTCGTGAATATCTACATTAATCATGATTTGTCCTTTCAAGGGTCGCTTTATTGCGACGAGAAGGTTGTTGGTTGATCTATTCGGAATCCCCGCCGTAGCGGGGTGACCGAATGGGTCAGCTAGTTGCAGATTTCTCGTTCGAGGCGTTCGGCGACTACATACGCGGCGCGGGCTCGCTCGGCGGCGGCGACGAGGGCGGGCGATGCGACTCCGCTCTCGGCGCAGTCTCGCGCGTGTCTAACGCGAATTTCGTCTAGTTGGTCGGCGACTCGGCGAGCGTCTTCGGCTCGCTGCGGAAGGGTCGCGGCGGCGGGCGTGTGAGTTCGGTTCGGCATTTTTCAGGCTCCTCTGGTGGGTCAGATCATTCCGACCACACACACTTTATGACAGATGGCATAATCATTGGCAACAGGTGTCATGAAAAAAGTTTGTTCAAACGCGTTTTTGAATAGAACCGGGTTGCCGAAAGATGCCGATCGGCATAGATTGATCTGATGACATTAGACAAATTACTCCGCAGCACTGAGTGGACAGAGACTACTCTCGCCGAGGCGGTCGGCGTCGGCCAGCCTACGATCAATCGGCTACGCAAGAAGAGACGCACGGCGAGTCCGCAGCTCGCGCTTGAAATCGAGAAGGCGACAGGTGGCTTGGTGAAACGAAGCGATCTTCCAATCACCTCTGCGACTCGCAAGCTCTTGGCGCAGGTGTCCTAGTGCCTCGCAGAAAAGACTCCGGCGGTTGGTTCAAGGTCTACTCCTCAATCCTAGATGACCCGGCTATTGCCGAGATCGGGAACGAGGGGCTGGGCGTGTATATCCGAATCCTCGCAATGCTGAACCGGGCTCGATCAGCAGACGGGAAGTTGACTGTTTCGGACTCCGGCTTGTGCGCGTTATCTGGCAGAAGACGGATAGATGTCTCGGAGAAGACTGTGAGACTTCTCGAAGAAGTCGGCTTGTCTTCTCTCGATAGACGGGGGAAAGTCTGGGAGATAACGGTTCGTAAGTGGCCGGTTTATAACGGTATGGGGTCCAATAACCATACCCCTAAAGGTACACACCAAGACCAAGACCAAGACCAAGACCAAAACCAACACTTAATCTCTCCTGCCAAATCACCCCTTGGAACGCCTGACGGCGCACCACTTGAGGGGGAAAAACTTGAGTTGGTTTCGTTGTCAGATGACCCGCCGGGTGGGTTCGACATGCTGCACGCAGAACCCACAGAACCCACAGAACCCACAGAACCCGACATAGTTGGCCCCCGTTGGCCCCTCGTTGGCCCCCATGAAAGGCCAACTAGATCCAACAGTACCGACATTGAAGCCGAGGTCTTTGCCGAGGTGCGCCGACTGGCCGGCACATTCTACCACGACCGAAAACCTCGAGCGTGGAGGCTCACGAAGCAGCGGCGGGCCAGGATGCGCGCCATCGCTAAAGAGTTCGGACCCACGGCACCCGTCGATTCGTTTCAGGGATTTGTCTCGTATCACTTGCTCGGCAATCGGTGGCCTGAGCAACGAGCCAATCTGAACCCGGAGACAGTCTGGCGTCCGTCGAATGTCGCCAAGTATCTCGAGCAGTTTTTAGACGGTGAAGCGCCGGGTGATGTCCAAGCACCACAGCGGGCACAGAACCACGGCGAGCGCATCTCTGAGTTCAATCGAGAATCGGCTCGCGAGGCATTTCGCCAGATGACCGGCGGCGCTATGGATGATCTGGATTCGTTGATTGCGATACCAGGGGGGAAACATGACCGAAGGTGAACTTGCTACCAGACTCGCCGCTTGGACGTGGGCAGCGGAAACACTCGGACAACCTGCGCCACCTGAGAGAATGCGGGGATTGGTGGAGGTGACTATGCTGGTCAGGGCGGACAAGCTCAAGGATGCTCTGCAAATGGCCCTAGAATCGGATGTAACGGGCTTTCTCCCGTCGCCGGGGGCAGTAATAGTGCAGGCGAAGAAAATCTCTCAGCGCGAATACACGGAGCGGAATCAAAAGATGATTGCTGGACGAATGGATCAAGCGAAATTGGAGGCGAACGCCTCGCCTGCAAGCTCGGATCACATCCAAGCATTGCGAGACAAGATCAAAGGACTCGCCAAATCGCGGGGGCTTCGAGGCGAAGTCGTCGAGACAGTCTACGGCTGGAGGCCCAGCAACGTCTTGAGCGACGAGAGCAGCGCCGCAGCGGCGGCAGGCATTGCGGCGGTCAAGGCTGACCGGGCTGCACGGGGGGACGCTTCGTGAGAACTTTCCAACTGGTGAACGCGATCACGAAGTCACTTGCCGGCGACGACATGGAATCCGAAGTCGATCGGGTAGCATTTTTGAAGAAGTGCTCGACGATCATCGAAGAAATCGAGATTGACATGCAAGCAGCAAAGGAGCTGACTTTTGAGTAACAAAGCACCCGTGGGTGGTGGTTGGTATACGGAAGCAGACGGCCCGAAAAAATGGGTGCTTGAGTGGGCGCAGGAAATGAAGCGGGAGCGTCTCAGCCAAGGGCTCACGCAGGAGGACATTGCTGAGATGTCTGGCGTTTCAAAAGACACCGTGTCTCGTTACGAGTCTTTGGATAGAATGCCCAGTTTGGGTAAGGCAATGGCGATCAGCGATGTGCTGGGGATGGCTATCGAATGGTGATAAAGCAAAGGCGGATCGACGGTCAACAAGGACTATTTGATGGCGAAGAGTCGAAGAGTCGAAAGACTGCGGGCATGAAGTTGGCCGCGGAGAACTGTCCGACCAATTTAGAGAAGGCACGGACAATTGCCATTAGGATCGCTTTACGAAAGGGGACCGTGACGGCTGACGACGTGGGCCAAGCCATGTTTGATAAGTACGGCATTCGCAGTCTGGGACCGTCTGCTGGTGCAATATTTAAAGGTGGCGCGTTTGAGTTTACTGGGGTTCGCGTTCTCAGCACTAGAAAGAAGAACAACGCAAGGGAGCTAAAGGTGTGGAGACTGACGAACGCCAGCCTGTATCAGTCTAAACCTTTCCTGCCGCTTTGAGCCTTAACCGATACGCGAAGAATCGCGACACAAACGAGCGCGAGATCGTCGACGGTCTGCGAGCCATTGGTGCTCGAGTCGTTCAGATAGATCGACCCGTCGACCTCCTGGTCGGGTATCGCAGAAAAACGTTTTTGCTTGAGGTAAAGAGCGGTCGGGGACGTCTAACCGCATTGCAGGCGGAGTTTTTTGACGCATGGGCGGGCGGCACTGCCGTCATTGTGCGTTCACTTGAGGAGGCGATTGATGTCGTCACAAAATAATTCAGGCGCAGTGGTTAAAAATAGCGAGTGTGTCGATTGCTTGAAAAAGTGGAGTTACAGCGTTCCAGTCAACAGCGCTGCGGCAAGTCGTCATTACGGACGCTGCTGGAATTGCGCAGCCCAGGTGTATAACGCCTACCAAGAGTTTACTTGGAAGCATAAAGGGTTTTCGCATTAATGAGACTCAAAACGGAAACAGCTAGTCAATTCGACAAGCGATCTTTTCGAGCTGGTTTTCGAGCAGGGTGCGAACTTGTTATGGATTTGCACGCTCAGGGCGAGGGCGAACTCGAGGTCATCAAAGTGGTTGAGTTTATTCGCGACTACCAATTTCAATCAAACGGAGAAAAACCAAGTCTTTTGCGCCGCGGACCTTTAGGGAATGAGCAGGTCAGAGAAATAAGACGTCAGGAAAAGGCCGGCGTAGGACTAGTCATCATTGCTGAAAACGTCGGGTGCGCGATTAGTCAGGTCAGGGATTTAATTCGAGGCCGCAGCTACAAAAACGTTAGATAATCGTAAAGGTGCAAATGAAACGTGTACACGTAGCGGAGCTTGCGGACATTGCGACTAGGACGATGGATGACGACCGAGTCACGATCGACGTCGAGCTAGTTGACGGTGGCTGGATACAACGAAAACGGCGAGATGAAGCGGCGCAAACAATGCCGCGTTGGGTGATGAAGTGGATGGAGCAGAACGCAGAGGATTGATTGAAGACGTAAGACGAGCGCTTGGCAAATTTCGTTTGTGTGCTTGCCATGAGCCGACTTTGGGGCATGTTTTTGGAGAAATGTTGCGGTGCAAATGCGGAGTCAGTTACTCAGCGCATCAAGAGTCGCCGGCATTTTGTGAGTTTGCGCTGCACTCTGTTGCGTTGATAGAACTACGCAACGGAATCCGAGAAGTAGAGGCAGATAGAAGGACAAAGAGCAAAGCGAAGGGGGAAAGACACGGTGTTTGAGAAAGGGCGCGAAAAAACCGGCGGGCGAGCCAAGGGCACACCGAACGTCATTACTAGGGAAATCAAAGATGCGCTTATGACTGCAGTAGAACGTGTCGGACCCGAGGATTATTTTGAGGGTCTAGCGGATTCTCACCCTGAACTGTTTGTGCGCCTGGTCAGCAAGCTGATTCCGCAGGAGCAGATCGTTGAGGTACGCAGCGAGAACGTCGTCAGGTACATGGACTACACTGGAGGTTCGGTTGGAAGCGAAGAAGAAGAAGAAAACTAATAGACTGGCCCAGGTGACTGAGCAGGTGCTCGACGCGGAAGATGAATACATCGTCAAGATTCTGGGACACTTGATTAGAGGCGAGGTGCTGCCCCGCGATTTGCGACCGTACTTTCGTCAGCCATTTATGCTCTTCGCGTTAAAGCTCAAGGCAGAGATGAGGGCGAGCGCGCAAGGGCTTGAGCACGCAGAGTCCGTTGCGCGGCAATGGGTAGCAGCGGAGCGCACAGAAAAAGCGTGAGCATTCGCGAGCTTATCGTCTCCGTTGGCGACCCCAGAAACCCTGTGCTCAATCGGTACATGGCGTCGAACGCGCGGGTGTCGATCATTCGAGGGCCGCTTGGATCTGGCAAAACGGTAGGCACGATTACCGGGCCTTTGCTGCGACACATGATTGAGCAGGAACCAAACTCGGACGGGGTCAGGCCCACCAAGGGTCTGGCGATTCGTAACACCTACGCCGATCTGATGCAGACGACGCTTGCAGACTTTCAGCATGTGTTTGGCGACATCGCAAAGGTTAAGCGCGGCGGGCTCGAGCCTCCGACAGCGCACGTCGCATTTGGGTTGCCCGATGGCACTCGAGTCGAGAGCGAGGTTGTTTTTTTAGCGTTGGATCGCGAGGACAGCGTGCGGAAGCTGCGCGGGTACAACATCTCGTTTGTGTGGATGAACGAAACGAAGGAACTGCAGAAAGCGGTTTTCGACATGGCTGACCTTCGGCATGGTCGGTATCCATCCATAGCCAGCCAGGGCGTGAACTGTACGTGGCACGGCATTATGGGAGACTCGAACTCTTGGGACGAAGACCATTGGTTGTGGCCGCTCGCCACAAACCCACCAGAGGATTGGAAATTCTTTCATCAGCCTGGGGGCCTTGAACGCGACGGACTGCAGAACGATGGCACCGTCAAATGGAAAGCGAACCCCAACGCTGAGAACTTTGCGAACCTGCCGGAGCGGTATTACGAGCGAGGCATGGCGGGCAAAGACGAGAGCTGGATTGCCGTTAACCTTGGCAACGAATACGGGTTCACAATTGATGGCGAGCCTGTCTGGCGTGAGTTTATTGACAGTAAGCACGTGCCGGAGGAGCCCATTGCGTACGACCGTGAGCTGCCGTTGCTACTAGGTGTCGACTTTGGCAGGACGCCGGCGTGCGCCATTCTGCAATACCAGCCTGCTGTGGGTAGGTATTCAGTCATCGATGAGTTTGTATCGGAGGGCATGAGCGCATCGGTCTTCGCGCCAGAGCTGAGATTGTATCTGGGGCGAGAGTATCCGCAGGCTACGTTTCGAGGCTGGGGTGACCCGGCAGGCGACCGAGCAGGGCAGACCGTCGAGACGACACCGATACAAGTGATGAATGCAGCCGGCATTCCGATCCAGCCTGCGCCAACCAACGAGATGCTGCTGCGTCGTTCTGCGGTGATTGCTCCGCTAAAGCGATTAGCGATGGACGGTCGACCGGCGCTGATGATATCGAGCAAGGCGAAAATGCTTCGCAAAGGTGCTGCTGGTGGGTTTTGTTATCGGAAGCTGAACGTCAGCGGTGACGCGAGGTACGGCGAAACGCCAGACAAGAATTTTTATAGCCATGTGTGTGAGAGTTTGGAGTACGCCCTCCTGGGTGAAGGCGAAGGCGTAGCGACGTTGCACTACGCGAATCCTGGCGGCGGCTCTCGGCAATTTGAGGCGGATATGTGATGCAAAAGTTAAGGGAATGGGAGATTGAAACCGACAAGGCGATGCTCCGAGAAACAGTGCTGAGTTGTGGCTATCCGCGTCAAATTTCCGATGAGGAAATGGTGGTGTCGTCTTGGTTCACGTACGGGCCTGGCGTTTTCTGGATGCACGTCGAGGACGGATACGAGGATGAGCTTGCAGTGCATTGCTGCCTCACCGAAAGCGAGCGCTCAAAGCCTTATGCGAGAGACTGGCTAATCGCTCTTAAATTGCTGGGTCAGTTAATGGGCTACGACTGGCTGCGCGTGTGGTTTGATGTTCAAGACGTACAAGAAAACATTATTGCCAACTACCTTATTCGGCTTGGGTTTACGCCTGACCATCGCGGGCTACGCTGCCGCACTTGGGGGTCGTCTAATGGCAAAAGCACCGAAGGTTCCAAAAGCAGCGTACCGTCCAGCGGATGACCGCGAAGCCGACGAGGCCCGCGAGCGCGAGCGTCAGCGATTGAAGCGTCGACAAGGCGCAGCCGCGACTTTGCTTTCAGAGCAACCGCAAGCCACGGTAACGGACGGCGCACCGAGCGGAGCAAAGATGCTCGGCGGTGGCATGGGCGGTGGCATGAGCGGCGGTGGCTACTAGTGACCTCCGGTGAGGACTGCATTCGCCGCTGGGAGCGAATCAAAGGCGAGCGCGTTAACCACGATAGGACGTGGCAACGCTTGCAGGAGATTGTCTGGCCGTTTGCTGGCGACTTCAATACGTCGACTACGCCCGGCGAGCGGCGCACAGATCGCGTTTACGAGTCAAGCGCTACGCTGGCTCTCGAGCGTTTTGCTGCGTTTATGGAGTCGCTGCTCACGCCCCGAAATCAGACGTGGCACAGGCTTCGCTCGTCGATTCCTGAGTTGAACGAAAGCCAAGCGGTCAAAAAATGGTTTGACCTTGCGAATCAGCGCCTCTTCCAAGTTCGGAACGATCCAGCCGCGAGGTACTACTCGCAGAAGCACGAAGGCTACAAGGCGCTTGGTGCATTCGGCAACGACACTCTGTTCGTCGATGAGCGACCAGGCGGTGGCATTCGATACAAGCACTGCCATCTAGGTCACACTTGGGTAGAGCAGAATCACGAAGGCGTCGTCGACACGGTCTACTACGCATACGATTTAACTGCACACCAAGCGGTGCAGAAATGGGGTCCAGCCGCGCCAGCAGCAGCGCAGCGCGCGATTGAGTCCGATCCACTGCGCAAGAGTCAGTACGTTCACGTCGTCAAGCCTCGCAAGAATTACGACCCGCAGCGAGTGGACGCCGATGGCATGGCATTTGAGTCGCTGGTTATCGCGGTCGAAGAGTCGCAGGTTGTGGAGCGGGGTGGGTATCACGAGCAACCGTACCTGTTCTCGCGGTACACGGTGAACCCGGCAGAAACGTACGGTCGAGGCCCGGCTGAACTTATACTGCCAGACATCGAGATGCTGCAGGAGCAGGAGAAAACACTACAACGAAGCGGTCACAAAGCCGCAGATCCTCCGTTGCTTCTGCAGTCTGATGGGCCGCTTGGTCGAGGCCAAAAGCGCGTAAGCCTGAAGCCAGGCGGATTGACCTACGGCGGGCTAGACATGAATGGCCGACCTGCTGTGGTTCCTTTGCAGTCCGGCGCAAACCTACCAATCACGATCGAGATGATGGAACAAAAGCGTGAGGCCGTATCGGCATCGTTTCTGAACTCGCTGTTTCTGCAGATGACTGAGAATCGTCAGATGACGGCAACCGAGGTAATGGAGCGCGCCAAAGAAAAGGGACAATTGCTGGCTCCGACCACCGGGCGTCAGGAAGCTGAGATGCTCGGCCCGCAGATC